GGCGAAGTTCGCAACGCTATGAGATACCTCGGCATTAGTTCTAAGAGGCGAGAGCCTCGTGGTAACTCTGCTCCACAAAAATGGTTGGAGTTACAGTACGGTTGGAAACCTTTGTTGTCGGACATACACGGCGCTTGCGAGGTTTTGAGTAAATCTCCCAAGAGTGACTGGAGAGTCACTGCAAAGGGTCGCGCGACGGCTAAAGACCAGAGATCTAAAAAGTTTCTGGACCCTGAGTGCGGTACGGTGACCGCGGAAGCTGTTAGTTCTTGTTTCGTCAGAATTGACGCGCTTCCTCAGAATGAGGCGATAATCTCATTTGTCTCGAGTGGTATAACCAACCCATTACTCATTGGTTGGGAACTTGTGCCTTTCTCGTTTGTTGTCGACTGGTTCCTTCCAGTCGGCGGCTGGCTTGAAAGCCTCGACGCTTTGTTGGGGTATACGACAGCCGGGTATAGTTCTTCTCTCCTCACGAGAATATCGTGGGTGGGGGTGAGCGGACCCAAAACTGTTCTTAGCTCTGGATTTGTGATCGATGATCACTGGTCCGAAAACAAGAAAGTGGTTCGCCTGGTGCGCGACGTTTCAACGTCTGTGCCTCAGGCCCGCTTTCCGTCCTTTAAAGATGGACGGTCACTCGCCCATATGGCTAATGGCCTATCGCTTCTAGCGACGGCTTTTGGTCGTAAGTAAGTTTTCTCAACTTTCTACATTTTGGAGCATTAACATGCCCGCAATTGCAGCAATCGTCATCAATGATGGCGCTGGCACACCCAACGCTCGCACTTTTGCCCCCGTTACAACGGATGGATCAAAGGCGAAGTGGGCTGACAGGTCCCCGTCTATTGCCGCTGGTTATAGGACCATCACTGAAGAGGTTCTGGAACCTAACGGTCAACGGACGGCTTACAAGACTACCATTGGGTTTTACTTTCCAGTGGTTGCGACGGTCAACGGAGTTGATGCCGTCGTCAGGTTCAGTTCTGCCACCGTGGTGATTAACACCGCGGCCGACAGCACTCTACAAGAGCGGAAGGACGCCGAGGCCTTCATGATTAATTTCATGTCGAATGCAACGGTTAAGTCTTCCGTGGAAAACCTCGAGCCGTTTTACTGAGCGGTCATGGACCGCCGTCGTAAGACTCCCGAGGACTGGATTGTGTGGATTTGGAGGTTCAGTATTTTGATCCTCTTGATTCACCAACCGGGCCTTTGGGGCCAAGCGAAAATTCTCCTGGGGCTTTAGGCCCTATGGCTTGATGGTAACACCTACCTTACGAGGTATTTTATATGACGCGTAAACGTGTCATCGGTGCTGGTATCGGGTTCAACAATGAGCGCTTCCTTGCGCTACTCTCCTCCATCACGGGAATTTCTCCCGTTGGTGTTCTTGGACGTGAAACTCCTTTAGACTTTTCAAGTTTAGAGGCTGCGCGAGGCTCGCTCCTGTTGAGGGAGGTCTTTTCCAAGTATGATGACGGGAAACCGTCACCAGAAAAGGAGAAGATGACATGGGAACGTTTCCATGCCGCCGAACGCTTGTGTCGGGAGACCAACCAGGTCGTACCTAAAACCTTCCGCTTTGACCCGTTTTGGGTCTCGGTTAGAAGGCGTATATGGGAACTCTTGGGGACGTTCTCTTGGGATGAGTGTGCCAAGTTCTTCGACCACGGCCCGGGCGGGACAACCCGCCTGTGCCGTCGAGAGGGATTTGCTGCCTATAAGTACTCTGGTAAACCAGAGAGCACCTCAGGCTGCGCTGCCCTAGCTTCGTGCGCAATTCGCATGAACTCGTTGTGGAAACGCAACGTCCTCTCTCGAGGAGGGACCGAGGAATCATTGACTTCAGTGGTTCCTGGGAACAGCGTTATAACCGTTCCTAAGAATTTTAAGACCGACAGGACGATAGCGAAAGAGCCCTGCATGAATGTATACATTCAGAAAGGGATTGGCCGCGTTATCCGTCGGAAACTTAAGCAGGTCGGAGTTGATTTGAATGATCAGAGGAATAACCAAATGGCTGCTCGAAAGGGCAGTCTCGATGGTTCTCTCGCGACCGTGGATCTTTCCATGGCTAGCGACACCGTCGCCTTTGAATTAGTCAGTTTTCTCCTTCCTAATGATTGGTGGTGGGCCCTTGAGCAGGTCCGCTCGCCAGTTGGCGTTCTTACAGATGGTACCTTAATTCAGTACCAGAAGTTCTCCTCAATGGGGAACGGCTACACCTTTGAGCTTGAATCGCTCATATTTTGGGCTATCGCCCAGCAGGTGTGCTGTCCTAATATTGTGGAGAGGGATGATTCCGTGCTCGTCTACGGTGATGATCTTGTTATCCGTAGTACGAAATGCCCTGAATTATTGCGTCGCCTTTGGCAAGCGGGTTTCACCCCTAATGCCACGAAGACGTTTTATGATGGGCCGTATAGAGAGAGTTGTGGTAAACACTACTTTCTCGGCGCGGAAATAACTCCTTTTTATGTCAGGCGCCCGGTGCGTGCTTTAGACCGCTTGTTCCTTGCTCACAACAACCTTCACAGGTGGTTGCGCAGGAGCGAGTTGTCGAACACGGAGGCTTTAATTAGTCTTCGCAAGCTCGCGCCTAGCAAATGGCGTGAACCCCGACTCCCCGACGGCTTCGGAGATGGTGCCTTTATTGGTGCCGTTGATGAGCTTAAGCTTCTGCCCTCTAAAAGAGGGTGGGAGGGTTGGACGGTCCGAGCTCTAAGTAGGTCTAAAGCCGAACTGAGCGACGATCTCCCCGAGGGTCAGTTGGTCGCGAGTCTCCTTGCGGCTGATGCCGGTCTTGTCCATCCTTGGTATAGAGGTTTCGGTCTTAACAAACCGGATCTTCGAAAACTAGGCTTACTGGACATGGTCGGTGGGCTGCCAGCAATGGCAGGAGGTTACGAAGAAATCAATATCTTCGTACCACGGTTTGCCCAGGTAATACTCGACGAGTACGATAACGGCGAAAGCCGTGTCGTGCTCGAAGAGTGACCTGATTTTCCGGATTTCCGGATGGGTTGAGGGACATTAATCCCCTCTAGAGAGGTTATCTGCTCAGCT